GGAGAGGTACAGCACACAGGTGTGGTCCCCTTCCTTAAAAAGTTTGAATCAACTGTACGATGCTGCACACAAAACGGCATCAGAGGTGGTTCTGCTACAGTTCACTTTCCTATCTGGCACCAAGAAATAGAGGACATTATTGTTCTCAAAAACAACAAGGGTACAGAAGATAATCGGGTACGCAAACTTGACTACTCAATCCAAATTTCAAAACTTTTCTACGAACGTTTCATTCAGGATGGAGAGATTAGCCTCTTCTCACCGCATGACGTACCAGGTTTGTATGATGCTTTTGGTACTGATGCATTTGACGATCTCTATGTGGGTTATGAATCAGATGAGTTTACTCCAAGGAAGACTATCGGAGCACAGAAACTAATTCTTGATTTGTTGAAGGAGAGAGCAGAGACCGGTCGTTTGTATATCATGAACATCGACCACTGCAACTCTCACTCTTCCTTTAAGGATAAGGTGAATATGAGTAATCTTTGTCAAGAGATTACTTTACCTACAGATCCTATCAATCACATTGATGATGAAATAGGTGAGATCGCTTTGTGTATTCTTTCTGCTGTCAATGTTGGAAAGGTTACGACTGATAAAGAACTAGAAGATTTGTGTGATCTTTCTGTCCGTGGATTGGAAGAGTTGATTGATTATCAGGAGTATCCTGTAGCGGCAGCAGAACGCGCTACAAAGGCACGTAGATCTCTTGGAGTAGGATTTATTGGTCTAGCACATTACCTTGCCAAACTGGGGTACGCATACGACTCACAAGAGGCATGGGATGCTGTTCATGGATTATCAGAATCCTTCCAATATTATCTTCTCAAATCATCTAATCAAATTGCTAAAGAAAAGGGTTGGTGTGAAAGTTTTGGTCGCACTAAGTACTCTGATGGACTCCTCCCAATTGATACATATAAGAAGGATGTTGATGAAATCTCTAGTCAGGAGTTAGAGCATGATTGGGAGTCTCTTAGGGCATCTATCAATGAGTTCGGTCTACGGCACTCAACATTGTCCGCACAAATGCCATCGGAAAGCAGTTCCGTTGTGTCAAACGCCACAAATGGAATTGAACCACCCAGAGATTATCTGTCCATTAAAAAATCCAAGAAGGGACCTCTTAAGCAGATTGTTCCTCAATTTAATACACTGAAGAATAACTATACTCTTCTGTGGGACATGGAGTCTAATCGTGGTTACATTAATGTTGTTGCTGTGATGCAGAAATTCTTTGACCAAGCAATTTCTGGTAACTGGAGTTACAATCCAGAACAATATCCTGACAATGAAGTCCCAGTGTCCACCATGGCACAAGACTTTTTGACTACATATAAGTACGGTTGGAAAACCTCCTACTATCAGAATACTCATGATATGAAAAATGATGAGGTAGTAGAAGAACCCAAATCAAATTTAGATAATCTGTTAACCGAACTAGAACAAACCGAGGAGGGAGAGTGTGAATCCTGTGCAGTTTAAGGTATCATCAGTGGAAGAAGTGAGCACTAGTGTTAAAGGTATGACAGTCTTTAACACAGAACAAGTTAATACTAAGAAGCAACCGATGTTTTTCGGCAAACCTCTGGGTGTCCAGAGATATGATTCATACAAATATCCTGTATTTGATAAACTCACTACACAGCAGTTGGGGTACTTCTGGAGACCAGAAGAAGTTTCGTTGCAGAAAGACCGTGGAGATTATCAAACACTTCGCCCTGAACAAAAGCATATCTATACAAGCAACCTCAAGTATCAGATTATGCTTGACTCCATTCAAGGGCGTGGTCCTGGGATGGCTTTTATTCCTTACTGCAGCCTACCTGAACTAGAGGCATGTATGGAGGTCTGGGGATTCATGGAGATGATCCATAGTCGCTCATACACATATATCATCAAGAACGTCTATTCAGACCCATCTGAAGTCTTCGATAAGATTGTTACTGATCCACGTATCCTAGAACGTGCTGCAAGCGTTACAGGGGCATATGATGACTTCATTAATAGTGCTCAAACTTGGGGCAATGGTAATATGTGGCAACAAGATTTTAGAGACTCACCTTCATCCAAATGGGAAATCAAAGATGTCAAACGGAAACTCTACAGAGCAGTTGCAAACGTTAACGTTCTTGAGGGTATTCGGTTTTACGTTAGCTTTGCTTGCAGTTTCGCCTTTGGTGAACTTAAACTCATGGAAGGGTCTGCAAAAATCATCTCCCTCATTGCAAGAGACGAAAATCAGCATTTAGCAATCACTCAAAACATTTTGAACAAATGGAAGAGTGGTGATGATCCTGAAATGAGACAAATCATGAAGGAAGAAGAAGAGTGGACTTATAAATTATTTGATAATGCTGTTAATGAAGAGAAGCGTTGGGCAGATTATCTGTTTAAAGATGGTTCTATGATTGGATTGAATGACAAACTACTCCAACAGTATGTTGAGTGGATTGCAAATCGCCGTTTAGTTGCAATAGGTCTGAAGAGACAGTATGATATCCCAGCTAAGAACAATCCACTCCCCTGGACACAGCACTGGATCTCTTCTAAGGGTCTTCAGGTAGCACCACAGGAAACGGAAGTGGAGTCTTATGTGGTAGGTGGCATTAAACAAGATGTCAAGAAAGATACATTCTCTGGATTCCAACTATAATGAATGAACTTTCGGAAAAGGACCAACACTTATTACGTTTTGGTCCTCAAACATATCTCCCAGATCAAGTACTTCGTTACAAAGAACTTGTTGAAATGCTGAAAAAAGATGACAAGGAGAAAAAAGTTGCTTAAATAGGGGAGACAACTCCTTGTATACCCATGCCTAAGAATGAATTGAAGAAAGAAGAGTTTAAAAATCGTGTACTCAAATTAAAAAATGATGTATACGAAGAACCTGATACAGTATGGCAGGGAGATCGAGATATGGCACATAAATATCTCGACAAGGTGTTAAACATTATTGATGAGTATCGATATTGATTATGAAAATCCATGGATCTATTTGGAGAGACCTTTTACTAGTGACGATGTTCACGACTACTATGGTTTTGTTTATAACATTACCAATCTCACCAACCAACGACAATACATTGGGCGAAAGTATTTTTGGAGTCATCGGAAACCTCCAGGAAAGAAACGCCGAGTAAAAAAAGAATCTGATTGGAAAAAGTATTATGGGTCTTGTCCAGAACTTAAAGAAGACATTGAACGATTGGGTAGACAAAATTTTAGTAGAACTATCCTGTCATTACATAAAACACCTGGCAAAACAAACTTCGAGGAAACAAAACAACTCTTCCTCAACGGAGTCCTCACCGAATCCCTTGACACAGGGGGACCTGCATACTACAATGGAAACATCCTCAGCAGGTACTTCCGAAAAGATTATTATGATGGAGACTGAAGAAATTGTATCCGAAGTTCGTGAATGGGCAATTGGTAAGGTTCAAGAGTATAATGGTAAAGGAGTAGAAAGGATCTACGATTCATTTGCTATCATGGCAGAATTTGATGAATGGTTCGATCCGAAAGAAGATTTAGAAGTAGTATCACTTGACGAAATTACTCAACAGCAGTATGATGACTTTGTTGAACACTCAGACGGTATCGAAAGAGCGTAATCAACTGCGGTGACCTCCTTGGTAGTTCAGGGTTAGCGGCGATAGGAACTACCACCTGACTCAGTAGCTCAGCTGGATAGAGCAACTGCCTTCTAAGCAGTCGGTCATAGGTTCAAATCCTATCTGAGTCGCTGGGCATTGGGAGAGACCACCACCACCTCCTCTTCCATGTAAGGCCCACCTATGCGGAGTTAGTTCAGCGGTAGAACGCTATCCTTCCAAGTTAGATGTCGTCGGTTCGATTCCGATACTCCGCTTATCCCCTCTTTCCTCATGAAATCGTTATCCGAATATGAATTTGGTGCCAGACCTGTCACAGGTGTAGGTCTTTTACTTCTCATTAGTGAGTTAGAGGGGTCCTATCAAAATCTCAAATATATGGGATTTGAGGAGGATATGAATACTATAAAAGAAATAAAGACTAGATATTACAAACTTTATTTCAAAACAAAGAAAGAAGAAAACCTTAAGGGAGATTAGCTCAGAGGTAGAGCACCTGCTTTACACGCAGATTGTCACTGGTTCGATCCCAGTATCTCCCATTTACAGTCCTGGAGGACCATGATTACAGTAAGATGCAAAGAGTGTGGATCAGAACTAACAAGCACTAGCAAAGTTCAGTTTTGTGGATGTCCCAACCAAATGAGAGTCGTTGACAATAAAGTTGGTGCTGTTGATTTGGATAAAGTCGTAATGGTTACTAACAATATAGAGAAAGAGATTGATAGTCACTTCTCTAGGACAGAACTTCTCTATCAAGAAGAACGTCGTAGGCGTAAAGTACGTCGTATAGAATTTGAAGAGCGTTAGGAATTCCTAACTCTATTGATATAGTGTAGTATATTCTTATATTAAATAGTGTTGTAGACACTTTCTTTCTACCATGCATCCAGACGAATTTTCTAATTGGGAAAAAATCAAAGAAACCTTTGAAGAAAACGGCACAACAGATAATTACTTTTATGTTCGTGCTT